CTTTTACTTTATTTATAATATAATGAATTTATAAAAGAAAACAGGAGAGGAATAAATCCTCTCCTGCTTCAATCATTATTATGATTAGTACCTTATAATCCGTTAGATTATGGGTAACTAGTTCCTGCGGCAGCGGCACCACCGTGTAGTCCATCAATTCTAAATATTCTGTAATATTGATTTGAACGAACGGAAAGTTGTGCCAATGGTTCATTATCATTTGAACTATAGGTTGATGTAACCCAAGGATTCTGTACCATACCGTATCGAGTTTTGAACCCGATGCGTGGTTGGAAGTCATTTTCACCAACGGCACGAACCATTTGTAGTGGAACATACGGACAGTAGAATAAACCTGCATCGTAAGGTGAAGAACCTCTATATCCAACACAAGCATAGTTAGTTGTGGTTGAATAGGGGTCTACATAAACTTTCATCTTACCGTTTAGTGTACCTACGAATGTGTTACCTGTGTCATCAACATCAAGGTCGGTTGCTTTTGCAGGAGAGATTTGTAAGAAACCACTCATTGCAAGGGCGGATGCGACATCGGATGTTACAATACAGAAGTTACCTTTACCTCTACGAGTATCTTTAGCGATTTGGTTGCATTCTCGTTCGAGTTGGAACATCAAACCACGGAATCTTTCTGCACTCCATCGTCCATCAGAGTCCTTATCGAGGTCATAGATACCACCGACATCAATTGAGCCCGCACTAGATGCACCAGAAAGACCACCTGAGACACCAGAACCTTTAAAGTACAGGTCTGTTTGTTGTGCGCCAAGTTTAGCAACTCGGTAGATACTTCTTACAACTTCTCGGTTGATTTCCGCAAGGATTTCAGTCGAGAGGATATTAGCAAGTTCTGTTTCTGCATCAAGTCCGTGAACTGCTTTCAAGTCCTGTGCGAGTTCAGTTGTGTATTCTGCTTTCAATGCACGGGTCTTTGCTTCAACCGAAGTTCGGTCAATGGTGAATGCCATTTCTGCAAACTGAGTACCAGCCGCGGCACCAAGTGTTTCAGCAGTATTAGTTGACATACCGCCTGAAGCACCAACTCCACCAAAACCAGTACCACCGTGAACTTGTGCGCCTGTACCTAGTGGGTCACCAAGGTTGCCAGACATATCTGGCGAAGAGTTGGTTGTACCGGCTGCAACACTTGTTGCGGCTTCGTTGTACAGTGCTTCAGCAGAACCACCTTGTTCATATTTAGCACGAAGTGCAAAGATAAGTCCAGTAGGACCTGTCATTGGTTGAACACCACAAACATCATATGCCATTAGGTTAGGCATTGCGCGTCGTACTAGTGAGATAAGAATGGGGTCAAAACCCTTAATATTACCTTCACCACCCACTACTGGTGACATACCGCCACCTGCAAGGTTGTTTGCTTGTTCTTGAATTGCTCTTTCTTGGTTCTCAAGAAGAACTGTAGTTACATTCTTTCTATAAGAATCTTTAATTGCTGGAAGACTTGGATGCTCAATAATGGGCTTCCATTTACTTCCTAAAAATTCGGCTGCGGCTTCTAGATTACTCATCTACTTTTCTCCTTGTTTTTCCTATGAGGAATTTTAACTTCTATTTCCTCTTATGTATATTTTTTGAAATTTACGACTGTGTATTGTTCTCTGTCGCGTCAGCAAGTCTTCCAACACTATTGAAATATGCTTCCATTCTTGGTTCTAGTTCTTGTTCATACTCACTACTATTTGATTCTTCAACCAATGTGGTTAGTGGTTTTGATTTTCTATTGAAATAACTTTCTTTAAGAGTATTGATTTTTCTTCCGAATTCTGCTTCGTTGGAATATTCAATGCCTCTTGCTAACGATTTAAGTTTCTCAACTTCTGTGTCTGCAAGTCCGTGACATGCTGTTTCAAAAATACTCGAACAATTTGCACTAGTTGCTTTCTTTGTGAGTTTAATATTTTCTTTAATAATTCCATTTATTTGGTTCTTGAGTTCATTATTTTTTTGTGCCATATCTTCAAGAACATTCATCTTGGAAGAAGGAACATCAATGTAATGTCGTTCAAACAAATCTCTAAGACCGTTCATGAATGATTCAGAAATTTCATTTTGAATTCCATTTTCAACAGCAAGTTCATTTTCACTCATCCATTCGGAAACAACATAGTCTAGGTAGTCATCTACTTGTGTAGAAAGTGTTTCTTTAACGGCTACTACTTCTTCAATGAAAACATCTCTTGATTGTCTAACCAATTCCGATTGAATTTCTTCTACCCTAGCATTAACTGCCGCTTCAAAGATATCTGCGGCTCTTTGTTTGAATGAATTACTTAGGTCTTCTCCACTAAACAATGCATCTAGATGCTCATTTGTTCGACCTTTCTTCTTATCTTCAAGACTTTTCTTTGCATCACCTTTAGTTTTAACTGGTTTTGCATATTTAGCACCTTTGCCTTTAGCATCGTGAGAAGATTTACCGAGTGCATCTTCTTCATCATCTTCTTTAAGCATAAGCATTTCTACTTTGGCATATTCTCTACCAATTGCTTCGTCAAGTTCTTCTTCATTATTGGCGTATGAAAGTCTTTTAAAAACGCCGGTTGTGTATTCTTCTGTAACTCCCATAGAGTCTAATACTGTGGCAAAATTACCAATTTTTTCTGAAATTCTGCTATTTAATTCTTTTGTGTCTGTTCTTTCTAAAAGATTTTCAGCAGAATTGATTATACTATTTCCCATTTTTATATGCTCCTTGGTATTTAACTTTAAAGTTATACGGTTTATTACTTTCTATATATCTTTTTTTATAATTTGGACAAAAAATCTGCAAAACACCATGATGCAATTTCATCCAAAGTTTTCTGTGGTGTTTTGGTTATAATTTTATTATATTTATCGATTGTTGTTTCTTTAATGACACCATTATCCCATACCCATTCTTTGCCTTCCATGATACCATCTACAAATGCACTTGGTGCTGATGGGTCGGCAACAATATCTACAGCGGCAAGCATAAAATCATCATCGACATATTTTATATCACCCTTTTCAGTAAGAGAACCCATGCCTCTGGAAGAAACACCAAGTTGCGCGCCTTCATCAAGAAGATTTTTTACAATCTTGCCCATAGGGGTATCCATTATTTTTGCTTTTCCCATAACATTGTTATTTTGTTCGATTAATGAAGTAATAATATGTGAAACTCGTTCTAAATTTACGGTAGGACCTTCTGGATGTCCCAGTTCACCAAATGCTCGTTTACCATTTACAAATTTAATATTATAGTTCTTAACTTCATTCATAAGAACAGATTTGGGATATACTCTACCGTTTCTATTCTTTTCTTCTGCTTGCATGAAAACCCCACTGATATAATAATTACTGGGGGATCCTTCTATATTTTCTTTGATGAATTCAATCTTTTCTGTTGTTTCTGTTATAAGTTTCATTTTAATTACTGTCCCCTTTTTTATCCTGATGGACCACCACCACCAAGTTCGTGGCCGCCACCAAACAAATCTACATCTGCGGCCTGTCCAGGCATTCTTTGTTGTGGTGCTTTTTGCTTGTTTGTTTGTCGTATTGCTTCTTTCGCCCAATAAATAAATTCAGGATAAAATTTTTCCCTGATTCGTTTTAATATTATTCTATCTGTATACCCTTCCATCTGCATCATTTGAATAAACTCATCAATATTTGGATTTTGTGTAACTTGAGCCCAAACTTTATCAGCCACGGTCTGTTTAGGCATTTTAGACATTCCACCTGCACCTGGAGGACCGCCTTGGGGTGGCCCGCCTTGTGGAGGCATCGCCGGCATTTGTTCTGAAAGAAAATTTTTCAATCCAGTATTCATTTATGTTTGCCACCGAGAATATGCTTCTTTTTTCATCTTCTTGGTAATTGCTTTTCTTTTCTTGTGAAGAAACCTATCGCTGTCGTCTACATCACCATCGTTATCAATGTCTTTATCTTCTCGGTCTTTATGTTTACCTTTTAATTCTTTTTTATCAACAGAATCTAAATTGTCATCATCATCGCCATTCTTCTTACCATTCTTCTTACCATTCTTCTTACCATTCTTCTTTAACCAAGGTGGCATCTTTCCTTCTTCAACATCATCATCGTCATCATCGTCATCATCGTCATCATCGTCTTTGTTATGCACCCCTTTAAGATATCGTTTCTTCTTCTCTTCTTCTATTGCAATGTTAAGTTTTTCGGAAAGAATTTGTTCAAATTCTGACCTAGTATCAATCAAATTTTCATTAACGATATCATTAAATAAGTTGTTAATTCTGGAATTCATTTTAGTTTCTATCCTCTGTAAATTTCATCACCTTTGCAAATGACTCTATATTGTCCGATTCAATAAGTTCTCTTAATTCTGCCTGATTTTCTTCATTTAGTTCATCATGTAGAAGAATAATATCCCTCGCAAAAGTAGGGTTTATTTGTAATTGTTCTCCGTCTATATTTATATTAACAGGCATTTTGCTACTATAACATTCTTGTATTTTAGAAATTACTGATTCCACCCAATACGGCTTGGGCGAGTAAGGCCGTGGAGGTTCTGGCCCTTGCCAACTTGGGTCGCGAGGGTCTGCGGGGTCGCAATTACCCTCGCACATACCCCAATACATCTCTCTATACGACAAGCATTGGTCCAAATCAAGGTGATTTTCTTGGCAACCATCGCCGATACAACCAGAAACACTATTATTATGTTCATTCGCGCAGTAAGATGCCACCTGGTCGCGAAGTATCCCACATTGATGTGGATATCCACATTCTTCTTCTTCCGGGGGATATTCTCTCTCCGGCGTTGGCATGCCCGGCAATTTTGTTTGCATATCATCTGTTGGTACTGTTGATATATTATTCATCTGTTCATTTTGAACAAATTCTTCTTGGTCTTCTTCCCATTCTTGGTGAGATTTATCAGGATGTACTTCATCACATGAACCATCATGTTCTATATTATCTTCCATCATAATATTGGCTTTTCTTGCTTCAAAACAATTCAATGTTTTTTCTGCCATAATTTCGGAAAATGTATTATACATGTCAACCAAGTTGTTATTTTCAGATTCCTTGATTAGTTTTTTAATTTTATTCAAAGTTCATCCCCTTCGTGAAGTCCTGCTTTCTTTTCTTCTTCTATTTCTTTGTCCATTGTTTCAATTTCTTGGTCAGTGAACTTCAAAATATTTGTTCTAATCCAATTTAAAGAATAATACTGACCTATGTATTCATTTACCTCTCTCAACACTTCCATTCTTTCTTTTAAAATTTCTGCTTCTTTAAGTTCGGAGAAATAAGAATCTTTTGCATAATCAATATATGAGTTTTGAGAGATATCTTTCCAATCATCTTTGGTAATTATTCCTTTTAGAATAAGTTGAGTTTTAAGTAAATCAAAGAAAAGGTCATCAAACTTTTTACGAATTCTGTCTACAAATTTTGAAAATCTAAGTTCATCTCTTGTTATTTCCGCTGACCTTCCCATATTAAAACCGTTGTCTGCTTCTAGACGGCTTGCAGGAATATTCAATGCACGATATAGTTTCTTTTTGAAGTATTCTACATCTTCCATTTCACCAAGATTTTGTCCACCATCAAGTGTAGAGATTTCAGTTCCCCTGCCACCTTCTCTTCTTGGCAACCAATAATCTTCAAGCATGTTCATATGCTTTTTGTCATCACGAATAGCCCCAGTGTTCGCATCATAAACCAATTTATTTCTATATCGGTTCATAAGGTCCCTAAGATATTGTTCTGCTTTATTTTTAGGAAGATTACCCACATCAACATAAAAGATTCTTCTTTCTGGTGCGCGAGAGATTCTATAAATCACAACGGCGTCTTCAATCATTCTAAGTTGATTTAGTGGTTTAATTGCTTT